GCTACTTTAGGCATGATTACTCCTTCTTCGGGCTCTTGCCGTTCATCGACTTCTCTAGCTCCTCACGTAGCCGTTCATTATCAGACATTATCTCTAACATCTTTCGCTTCAAAGCCTGATTCTCGACTTGGAGAGCCACCAATGGATTTGCTTGCATTACCGACTGGATATCCTGGCTCGTAACTTCTATGTTTTCCATTTCCACTTCCTAATAATATATTTTTCCTGTTGTGCTTTCCCTCCGCCTCATGCGGTAATTGAGGAACTCATTGAGAGCCTTTCCTATCTGCTTCCGCTCCTCCCTCGTCGCGGGGCGTTTGTCGTACTTCTCATTCACCTCACTAATGAAGTTCTCGGTAGCATGGCCCATCATGTCCTCAACCTCGGCCTGGGAGGTATCAGAATCAGCAAGCACACGTATGATCTGCTTGTGTACCTTGCCAAAGCGATCCTTGGCTTCCACTCTTAATTCGTGGGATACTATCCTGTTTCCTATATTGCTCCCAACGGGAGCTACCCCTTTATAGGTAGCCCCCGCCGGAGTCCATAAATCTGTACTCATCTATTTCCTGTTCCTAGTTGCGGATAGCCAACATCACGACCTGGTTGTCAGTATCCACGGATGGGATGGTCATTGCATGACCTATTGGTCGGGTATCCTCTTCTGAGGATGCGTCCCACAAGTCGAATGCTCCTGACTCACCTGACGCTTGGCTAACACCAATAGCGTCACCGACGACAGCAACCGCTGCTCCTGATAGTACCGAGGCAATGCCTGATGTCTGTATCCAGCAGTAGTAGCTTGCCGTGACTGGGATCGTTGTGACGCCTAATGGCCCTGTCGTCATCGTCCCGTCACCGTCTACGATTTTGACATTGGTGTATGGGTTGTATACCAAGCCAAATAGCGACGCTGTTGTCAGTGCTGTCCTTATGCCGTCTGGCTCATCAAGGGTGATGATGACGGTATTGTCAGCAGACGCATCGTGTTTCGGATGAGACTTAATTCGATACACCTCTCCCTGCCCAGGGCCATCGTTGCAAATCAGGTAACCGTCAGCATACTGATCCTTTGTCAGGTCAGTCGTGGGAACCTCAATGCTGATAGTCGTATCGCCGACCGACTGTGCCTCCGTTGCAGTAAGATCCATGTCGTGCGCGGCTACGGCTGCTACGCCGTCCACAATTTTCCCTGCCGGGGTAATTGCAGCAGAACTGTTCTTGGCATAGTAGAACACCCTTCCGTCAGGAAGCTCTGCCCTTGTACCGAGCTTCTGCTTCTGCTCGGAAGACTCAACCTTCTCCATCCCGTAACTTAAATAAACCGTCGTTGGAAATGCCATAGCACTCCTCCTTCTATAACAGGCTCAAGTCCTGCGAATGCCGTTGTTAAATTTTTCGCCAGGCACGGCCTTCTTTACACCTAGCTATCCCTATGGTAGGGACCAACCTTCTTGAACCTTTTTCCTTTGGCAGACTCTGGCTTCTCAGCCCCCTTGCTACCCCCGCACCATCTACAGGCGCATGAGTCACTTGGGGGCCACTGTAGAAGCCCTTGCCTTGCCTTCCTGCTCACATAGTCAGGATTCCCTGGCAGTCCAACAATCTTCGTGCCAGCTTCACTCACTACTATACCTTTGGGGTTTTTCAGATCCCTGTGCCGGTACAGTGTGACCTTTGGCTGCCACTCGTCGATATAGTTCCAGGAATATCCCTGACCAACCAATTCCTCTCGTAGCTCAGTACGTTCCTTAGTACTTATTGGCATACTGATTCACTCCTTACGACGTTGCGGGGTCAGAAGCATCAAACGTGAGGCCAACGCCCTTTGAATCGTCCAGCTCAAATACCCCGTAGTCGGCTGTGATTACAACCTCGGTTGCCCGTAGGGATGCGTCCCTCTGACGCTCTGTCCTTGTGTCTACACTCTTTACAACACCCAAGGCACTCCTGTCAGCACATACGCCATTAGCGTCGTCGTTTGAGTCAATGGTGATGTTCCCGTCCTCAAAGATCGGAACCCCGTTCATGGGGCGAAGACCGCTGAAGAAGTTGCCAAGTAGGTCAGCAGACCATCCGGCCGGAACTGGGTAGGTTGTTGATGCCGTCACCGCAGTGTTAGCAATGTCCCACACCGCAAATGGATGCTGGACGATGTAGACCTGCGATCCAAACGCCTTGCCCTTGGCATACGCCACGGTTGCAGACACGTTAGCAAGGCTCATTGCACTCCCAGCCGTACCGAAATCTGTGCTAAACCCACTGTACAGAGCCAGAACGTCCTTGTCCTTCTTTCGTGCCATGCCATCACCAAGCTGTCGCCCGATGATAGAGAACACATTCTCGGCACTCTGTCGTGCCAGTTTATCGGTAATGATGATCTTGGCTCCTACCTCTGCTGCGGTAAGATCTACCGTTGTCATCCCGATGTCTTCCTCATCAATGATGTCTTGACCATCGACGAGATCGCTCATCGTCATCTGAGCTACCTTTGGAACGGTGACCTGCTTAGAACCCTTGGGCAGAGTGAACTGCTCAATCAGGTTCATAGCTGGAGCATTATGCTCCTCTGTGTATCTCGCCGATGCGATAATAATCCTTTGGGCATTTTCCAGATTGCCCGTTGTGGCTGTTTGTGCCATATCAGTCCTCCTTAGACTAATTTCCCAATGCTAATCTTCTTGCAGCCTGTAATGCTGCGTCCGACCTATCCCCGGCTATATAGGCTTCCAATAGCCGATCCTGGTTCGATGTCACCTCCGCTGCACCCCGATTATCATCAAAGGTCTGCGGTGCGACACGCCCCTGCTTCAACCGCGCATTTTCCGCTACGAGCGCTCTCTCACGTTTCATGCGCTGGGCCTCTCTCTCCATTTCCGCTGGAGTGTTGGCCGCTTGAAGAGCCCTAAAATCACTAAGCATCTGCTTGCTTACAAGCCCATGCTTCTCCAGAATCTGAACAGTAGCCTCATACTTACCCTGGACGTATCCAACCATATTAGAGGTTTCCTGTTCCTGTTTTCTGAACTTTTGTTCCTGTTGTATATACTGCCGTGCCTGCTCTCTGGACTGTTCCGGCAGATACCCTGCATCGGTAAGACGTTGCTCGTATGCACGGGCCGTTCTCCCAAGTTTCTCTTTCCACTCACGTTCTACGTCGGCCTCTTGATACCTGCGGAGTTCGTCAATAGACTTCTGGTCAACCTGTGGGACAGCCGGTGGCGGTGGCGCCTGTGCAACCGTATCTGTCGGGGCGGCTACCTGGTCTTCTGTACCAACAGGTGCGCCCTCGGAAGGCACGGGTTCAGGAGTCCCTTCAGGAGCCCCTTCAACAGGAGCTTCAGTAGGGGTTTCCGGCTCCGCTGTCTCCGTAGCTGTCTCAACCGGTTCTACAACCGTAATAGTCTCATCTGCGTCTTGAGGTTCTGTCGCTGTAACCATAATCTACTCCTTTTCCTCTATATATAGTACACCTATAAGTCAAATCCACAATATACTGTGGCCTACCTAGTCGGCACCAACGCTTCTTTATACAGTTCTTCGTACTGTATGTTTGGCCTTGTGCCTCCTGTGCGTAAATAGTTGAACATAAGCTCCTCAAGCTTACCTTTCCCCTGGTATCCGTATCCAGCTTCTAGCATAGCCCATTTCCACTCAGCCGGCGAACTGTCTATGAAGAGTTTTTTAGCATTCCACAAGACATTGTTCTTGCGTGAGGCATCTTCGTAAGCCTTCTTGATAGACTTTGTCGGTTCTTCCTTGGCTGCGTCATCTCTTTCATTGTACGGTAGCGCAAGGTACGCATCAATCTCAGCTTGCGTTGCCCCTGTCGCAGCCCTTATGTTCTGAATTATGACCGGATGGCTTTCCAAATCATAGTATGTACCCGAATGCCCCCCTAAATTAAGCTCAAGCGACCCGGCATAACGGGAAGCGTCAAGCATCCTTTGTACTGATTCCGGGTATTTCTCCTCCTGAATACGAATATTACTGAGGAGTAGCTTTGCTTCATCTGGGTTAAGGCCACTCCAGAATTTCGC